ATTATCGATGGGTGGGCATTAAAGAGACACTTCCATTTTCCTCAAAGTCATATGAATGTCATTCGTCGTATATTGACTGCTGCTAAACGTGGCACGAATGTTATATATCTTCCCGGTAATCACGATGAGATACTAAGGCAGTTAATTCGTTTTGATTTATCTTTTGGCAATGTAAACATAAAAAATCAATACATTTATGAAGCAGTAAATGGCAAGTCTTATATAATCTGTCATGGTGATATGTTTGATACTGCCTTACAAGGTAATCTTAAATTTCTATATCATTTAGGTGATTATGTTTATGATATACTTCTTTCAATGAATACTGCTGTAACATTCTTTAGAAGGTTGGCAGGACTAGGTCATTGGAGTTTCAGTGCTTATGTTAAGGATAAAACAAAAGCAGTTGTAAAGTTTATTTCAGACTACGAAAATCTTATCGCAGATTATTGCAAAAGAAAGTGTGTTGATGGTATTATATGTGGTCATATTCACCAAGCAGCTATAAAAGAGATTAATGGTATAACATATATGAATGATGGTGACTGGGTAGAGAGTTGTACTGCTCTAGTTGAACATCATGATGGTACTTGGGAAATATTAAAATGTCGGATTGTCTAAGAATAGGTGTTGTTGGTTGCGGCGTATTCGGCGGCTATCATATTAAGAAATATAAAGAACTTGAAGCCTTGATCAGTGGTATCAAACTAACAACTGTATTCGATACTAATCTCACCACTAGAGGCAAATTAAGTTCCGTATATGATGTAGAATCTGTCAGGGAAATAAAAGATTTGATCGGTAAGGTGGATATGGTATCTATCTGTACTCCTGCTACTTGTCATTATAGAGATGCTAAGATGATGCTTGAGGCTGGTATTCATGTACTAGTTGAAAAGCCAATATCAATTAATCTTAGAGAAGCCGAAGAACTCATTCGAATAGCTAAAGATAAAAACTTGGTGTTAACTGTAGGACATCAAGAACGTTTTGTATTTGATACCATGGGTATACTTGCTATTACAGAAGTTCCTGCCGTAATGACGGCATGGCGCGAAGGTTCCTCTTCATCCAGAGGTACTGATGTTAGTGTAATTATGGATTTAATGATTCACGATTTGGATTTAGTTCACATGCTTATCCCCGGACAGATAGTTACTGTTAGTGCTGTTGGTCATGGCGCGAACGCAGTTGATTACTGTTCCGCTGCTTTAGATTTTGATAATGGTACTTTTGTAAATCTTAGAGCAAGTAGAATTTCTGATGAAGTTCGTCGTGGTATGAAAATAATTTATAGTTCTGGTAAGATTGAGATTGACTTTGTTAAGCGAACAGTTATAAATACCACGCCTTATGACATTAAAGAACTTAATGGCGGTGATCCTCTAGGAGAATCAGTTGCTAACTTTGTTATGTCAGTTAAGGGTTTACTACCATCGATGGTTACAGCAGAGCAAGCTAGACGCGCACTAAATACAGCACTTATGATTGAGGAGGAAGTTTACAATGCAAGAGGTTAATTTAATCGGTATTACAAAACCAAGTGCTTATACAGAGTGCACTACTCCGGGGCAGTTAGTAGCTTGGGCTGCGCGAGTATCTAATCCTTCTAATCAAAACAACACTCAAACAGCAAGCAAACTTATTCAATACCTAATTAAGAATGAGCATTGGTCTCCTCTTGAGATGGTGCATGTTGCTATGGAAATTAAAACTACTCGCGATATTGCTAGGCAGATACTTCGACACAGGTCATTCAGTTTCCAAGAATATTCTCAGCGTTATGCTGATCCCACTAAAGACCTGCGCTTTGTCAAACGTGAAGCAAGACTTCAGGATTCTAAGAACAGACAAAACTCTCTTGAAACTGAAGATAATATGTTAAGAGAAAATTGGAACATGCTACAATACGCTCTTACTGATGAAGCAAGAAAAACCTATAAATGGGCGATTGAACACGGTATTGCTAAGGAACAGGCAAGAGCAGTATTACCTGAAGGTCTGACACAGTCTGTTATGATTATGGCTGGTTCACTTCGTAGTTGGATTCATTACTGCCAATTACGCATGGATGAAGCTACTCAGAAGGAACATCGTGAAGTAGCTACATTGTGTTGGGATATTATTGGTGCACACTTCCCTGATATTATCGAAGCATTTAATGATATTAAAGCACTAGAAAAAATTAAAAAAGGTATTTAAATGATCAATGTAACTAAGCGGGATGGTAAAAGAGAGCCTCTCGATATTGAGAAGTTTCATCAGGTCATCACATGGGCATGCGAGAGTATCACTGGTGTATCAGTATCTGAAGTAGCGATTAAATCACATATTCAATTTTATGATAAGATCAAGACCTCTGATATTCAAGAAACAGCTATCAAGGCTGCGGCTGAATTAATCACTGAAGAGAATATAAACTATCAGTATGTGGCTGGTAGACTTGTTAGCTATCATCTTCGTAAAGAAGTTTATAATGATTACACGCCGACCCCTCTACTAGAACATATTAAGCATGTAGTTAAAGAGGGTTATTATGATTCTGAAGTTCTAAAGCTTTATAATGAAAATGAGATTGATGAACTCGGTAGGTTCATTGAACATGATCGCGATAACCTATTAACTTATGCTGCTATGGAACAATTCCGTGGAAAGTATCTAGTTAAGAATCGTGTTACTGGTAAGTTCTATGAAACTCCTCAAATGGCATACATGTTAATTGCGATGACTCTTTTCGCTAAATATAAAGAGGATAGATTAAAATGGGTGAAGGATTATTATGATGGAATCAGTTTATTTGATATTAGCTTGCCTACTCCTATTATGGCTGGAGTACGCACGCCACAACGGCAATTTAGTTCCTGTGTACTTGTTGAAACAGATGACTCGCTGGACTCTATCAATGCAACAGCGTCTGCTATCGTTAAGTATGTTTCGCAAAAAGCTGGTATCGGAATCGGCGGAGGTGCTATACGTGCTATTAACTCCCCTATTCGTAATGGTGATGCTTCTCATACTGGTGTTATTCCTTTCTATAAGCTTTTTCAGTCTGCTGTTAAGTCTTGTTCCCAAGGTGGTGTACGGGGTGGGGCTGCGACTCTATACTATCCTATCTGGCATCTTGAAGCCGAAGATCTCTTAGTTATAAAGAATAATAAAGGTACTGAAGATAATCGTGTTCGTCATATGGACTACGGAGTCCAATTTAATAAGGTGATGTATGAAAGACTTATCGCAGGAGGTGTTATCACCCTCTTCTCCCCGCATGATGTGCCTGATCTATATCAAGCTTTCTTTACGGATGTCGATAAATTCAGAGAGCTATATGAAAAGGCGGAGCGTAATACCAAACTACGCAAGAAACAAATTCCTGCTATCGAATTATTCTCAGCCTTCGTTCAAGAAAGGAAAGATACTGGACGTATCTATCTAATGAATGTTGACCATGCTAATGATCATGGTTCCTTTATCAATGCTCCTATTCATCAGTCAAACCTTTGCTGCGAAATTACACTACCAACTAAGCCGCTAAAAGACATTAATGATGAAGAAGGAGAAATCGCTCTTTGTACATTATCTGCTATCAACTGGGGTAAGATTAAAACTCCTGATGACTTCGAAAGACCATGTACTCTTGCTGTTCGTGCTCTTGATGCTTTGCTTGATTATCAATCTTATCCTGTTAAGGCAGCAGTAACTTCTACTAAGAAATACCGCCCACTAGGCGTTGGTATTATCAATCTTGCTTATTGGATGGCAATGAATGATATGACGTATACTAATCCGAACCTTGTTATGATAGATGAGTTTGCTCAAGCTTGGTCATATTATCTAATCAAGGCATCAGCTGATCTTGCTAAGGAACAAGGTCAACTTGGCGCACCCGAAAATGTAAAATATTCTAAAGGTATTCTGCCCATCGACACTTATAAAAGAGATGTTGATGATCTAGTTAAGCCTCGTGAATATATGCCTTGGGAAGAACTGCGTGAGCAGCTTAAGGCAACTGGCATCCGTAATGCTACTCTAATGGCTTTAATGCCAGCAGAAACTTCTGCTCTTATTAGTAACTCTACTAATGGTATTGAACCGCCACGTGCATTACTAAGCACTAAGCAATCTAAGGATGGTGTTCTAAAGCAGGTTGTTCCTAATCTTAAAAGACTTAAGAATAAGTATGAACTTCTTTGGGATATTAAGTCACCTGAAGGTTATCTAAAGATTTGCGCTGTGTTACAGAAGTATATTGATCAAGCTATCTCGGTCAATACAACATATAATCCTAAATTTTATCCTGACGAAAAGATTCCTCTAAGCGAGATTATGAAGCACATCTTGATGCATTATAAATATGGCGGTAAGACTTTATACTATTTCAATACTAATGACCAGTCTGGTGAGATTGAAGTTAAAGAATTACTAAAGGAAAATCCATCAGAAGAAACCTGTGATAGCTGTGTCTTATAACAAACCAAAGGGAACTGTGCAATGTCAATTCTTCGCACCCATTTTGGCGAATGGATACCTATTCACGAAGTAACTGCAGACATCACAAAAGAAAAGCTTGATTCTTTAAAAGAAACAGGTATAATAAATGTGTGTGCTTATGTGCACGTTGGCGATAAAGATGTTGTAAATAGACTAAAAGATTTAGGGTTTGTTAAATCAGATTACATTTCTGGTAAGTTCGGTAATAGACAAGATGCATATTATATGCAATGGAAAGCGAATTAATGTCTGTTTTTAATAATGAAAAGATTGATGAGACTAAACAGCCATTGTTTTTTGGCAAACAAGTAAACATAGCTAGATACGATAGGCAGAAGTATCCTATCTTTGAGAAGCTTACTGAGAAACAGAATGGATTCTTCTGGCAACCAACAGAGATTGATTGCACTAGAGACGCTAAAGATTTCAAGTCTCTTAATGCTCATGAACAACATATCTTCACTAGCAACCTAAAGCGTCAGATCCTCCTTGACAGCGTTCAGGGACGTGCTCCAGTGACTGCATTCCTTCCGATAGTATCACTCCCCGAACTTGAGACGTTTATCATCACATGGTCTTATTTTGAGACCATCCACTCTCGTTCATATACTCATATCATGCGTAATGTGTATGCAGACCCCTCTAAGGTGTTTGATGATATGCTTGATATTAAAGAGATCGTTGACTGCGCTAAAGATATCAGCAAGTATTATGATGATTTAATAAAGACTCATAAGATTCTTGGCACAAAGAATTATGATAATTATGAGAATAAGAAAGCACTGTGGTTGTGTCTTAATGCTGTAAACGCACTAGAGGGTATTCGCTTCTATGTTTCTTTCGCATGCTCATGGGCATTCGCTGAAGTTAAGAAGATGGAAGGCAATGCTAAGATTATTAAATTCATCGCGCGTGACGAAAACGTTCACTTAGCTGCTACTCAGAATATTATTAAGTTCCTTCCCAAAGATGATAAAGACTTTGAACAGATTAAGAAAGACTGTGAAAAAGAAGTTGATAAATTATTCATTGATGTTATCAATCAAGAGAAGGCTTGGGCAAAATATTTGTTTAAAGATGGTTCGATGATTGGTCTTAATGAACAGCTACTGTCTGAATATGTAGATTGGATTGCCCATAAGCGTATGGTAGCTATCGGCGTCAATCCAAACACTAAGTCAACTTCTCATCCATTACCTTGGACTCAGAAGTGGATTGCTGGTTCTGATGTTCAGGTCGCGCCACAGGAAGTAGAGCTATCTAGTTATGTTGTTGGTGGAGTTAATAAAGACGTTGATGAGAACACATTTAAGGGATTTTCATTATGAGTTATAAAGATAAAGTATTTACAAGATACGAAATTATTGATAATGAAAGTGACTGGATGTGGCCGAGGGAGGATGATGGCGCATGGGATGGTCCAACGAAAGATTGGGAACAATCTCATAAAGAAAAATACATGAAGTATCTAAGAGCAAAAAACGTTGTTGTTACGGCTGGCGCAAATTGTGGATTACACACTAGGTTTTTCTCAAAACTATTTCATGTAGTTTATGCCTTCGAACCTGCTCCTCTGAATTTTCATTGCATGGTCAACAACTCACAATTTAACAATGTTATCAAAATGCAATGTGCCTTGGGTAAAGAACATAAACCTATAAGAATGGAATATGTTGATAGATGGAATGTTGGAATGCATATGGTTGTTGATGTTCCAGAAGAAAATATCATTCCTATTATTCCAATGATCACTTTAGATTGTCTTAATATTCCTGCATGCGATTTAATACAGTTAGATGTTGAACGTTATGAATATAATGTTTTAGTTGGCGCTAAGAATACAATAGAAAAATATAAACCTGTTATTTCTGTTGAGGTGCATACTAGTGGAAAAGGCGATGAAGAATTATTGCAGTTTCTTAAAGATATGAATTATGTTCGAGTTGATCAGTCTCATGCTGATGCAATCTTTGTACCTAATCTATGAAAAGCAAATTCATTAAATATTTTATGAGTGTTGCTGAGCTTACTGCTCAGTTATCTCACGCAACTCGACTTAAAGTTGGATGCGTTATTGTCAAGGATAATCGTATTCTTTCTATTGGCTACAATGGTATGCCAGCTGGTTGGGATAATTGCTGTGAAGATGAAGAGGATAAAACTAAAGATGATGTTATTCACGCTGAAAGCAATGCATTAACTAAGCTCGCTTCTTCTACTGAATCTTCAGAGGGTGCTGTATTATTCATCACCCATTCTCCTTGTATTCATTGCGCCAAGCTGATCTATCAAGCTAAGATAAAAAAGATTATATATAGATATACCTACCGTCATGAAGAAGGTATGGAATTTTTAAACAAAACTGATGTTGAAGTAGTAAACTACGACGATTTAATGGAGATATAAATGAACGATGAATGGTGTACATGCGCGCATTGTGACAATGAATACAAAGTAATTTTTGCCTCACAGGATAAACCTAGTTGGTGTCCATTCTGCGGTAGCGAAACAGAATCAGTGGAAGAAGATTACGATCTTGAGATCGACGAGGAGTGAGTCTAGAGAATGTTTGGTTATGGGAAGGGAACCCCTTTAACACTAGTGATATAAATACATTCTTTGGGTTCGTATATATAATTACAAATACTCTTACTGGAAAAAAATATATAGGTAGAAAGTATTTTTATTCTACTAATAGAGTAAAACAGAAGCATAAAAAGGTACGAAAAATCATCCGCAAAGAATCGGATTGGTATAAATACTATGGTAGTTCTAAGACTCTTTTGGCCGATATAAAGGAATTCGGGAAAGAGAACTTTAAACGAGAAATATTGTCTCTCCACGAAGGTAGAGGCGATGTTAATTACTATGAATTGAGAGAACAGATTCTACGAAGTGTTCTAGAGCATGATGATTATTATAACGATAACATCATGACACGATTCTATAGGAAGAAAAATAAGACAATGTCTGTATTTGCAAGGGTTGCTCCATAATAGGCACGCGATGACCAACGGTAAGTCATCATTCCATTAATTAACACGGAGATTTCTAATGAAGAAACTATTCCTAACAACCGCACTACTAGCACTAATCGCTTCCCCCGCTGTTGCCGCCACGGTAACTGCCGAGCTTCGTGCTGGTGCTGACGGTGGGAAATCACCACTAGAATATAA